TCATTGTGTTTCCATTACTATAATCACATTTTCCATATAATTCAACGTATATATTTATATTATATACTATTTAGGGGTTAATGTCAAGGGATATTATATCTATTTTACGGTTTTAATGTATAGAAATTTGGGTATTCCCCCCTCTAATTTCCATACTTGATTTTTATTTTGAAATTTAACAAATTTATTAGCGTCTTCTTCAAAAAAATATTCAGCAACAACTGTCTTTTTTGGGTACTCTAGTACACGCCATAGAATATCACCTTTGGATTTTACCATCTTACTTTTATAATTCAAAGTATCCTCACTATTATCCCCGGGTCTTCTATCACCCCTATGAAATTTTACTTTTTGTAGTTTGTTCATTAAAGTTTAAAATCTGAAAATTTCTCATAAGTCTGATCTGGATTTGGATAGTTTTCTTTTTCTTTTGTTTGATTGCTATTTACAATATTTTGTGCTGAGTTTTCAACATCATATAATCTCATTTTAGCTTTGTCAACCCCTAATATAAATGCTCTATTAACACCCGGGTCGTTGTATCTATTTTTTAATTGTTTTACTTTCATTTGACCTAATGCATCTAATTCATCATTAGTCATTAAAGCAAACATAAAGTCAGCAGTTGCTGGTAGACCAAATGATTCTGCAGTATCTTCTAATCCAATGTCTGTACTTACAAACCCAGTTCTAGTAGTTTGTGTTGCACTAAAGATTGGCACATCAAACTCAACAGCTAAACCTCTTAATTCTTCAGCGATTGCTTTAACATAAAAATAAGAAGATATATTACCACCTTTAAATCTGCTTGAAGCACAAATGTTTAGATAGTCAATAAAAATAACTTGAGGTTTAAATGATTTCTTTAATGCCAATTCATTTAATAAACTTTTAAAGTGACCACTATGAGCAGCTGCAGTAGGATATTCTTTAATGATTAGTCTACCTTTTGTCTTATCCTCTAATTTAGTTAACTTATTATCATATAAATCTTTTGGCATGGTACGTAAATCGTCCATAGAAACATCAAATAAGTTTGCATCTATTCTTTCCGCAATCCGTTCTTCTGACATCTCTAGTGTGATATAGAGAACGTTTAAGCCTTGTGTTAAGAAACTTGAAGCAACATGACACATAAACAAAGATTTACCTACACCTGTGCCTGCTAGAGCAATGTTTAAAGTCTTACTTGGTATACCGCCTTTTGTAATACGATTGAAATAACTTAAATCAAATTTGTAACGTTTTTCTTTTGTGTGGTACCACTCAAATCTTTCTTGTGCATCACCAATATAATCGTGACCAACGTGATTATCAAATGAAACTGCTAGAGCATCTGCTAGAATACTTGGTATCGCCTCTGGTGTTCTAAGCTTATCTTTGTTATCTAATATTTGTATACCTTCAAGTACTGCGTTATGTACTGCTCTATCTTTACAAAACTTTTCTGTTGTATCTAATAACCAGTTAATATCTACGTCTTCTGGTTTTGAAATAGAGTTTACTAAATCTTTAACATTCTTAAATTCTTCTTCATTTATATTTTTTGTATTATTAAGTTCAATTAGTATTGCTTCTTTTGTTGGAAGATTTTTATATTTTTGAACAAAGGTATCAATTTCACTAAACAATAATTGTTCATCACGTTTATTAAAATACGTACTTTTTATGAACGGTAAAACTTTTCTAGTGTATTCTTCTACATAAAAAAGACTTGTTAATATTGTATTTTCAATTCTATCGTTACTCATCAATCACCATTGTTCCATTTTTTAGTTGGTCTTCAACTAATTCTAATAATATATCACCAATATAATTCTTAAACTCAGTATCTTTAACTTCTACTTTGTTAGGATTTAGAAAAATATCATAGGTAAACTTTAACGGAATCTCACCATTAGCATTTGCTTCAGGAGCAAACTTAACCTTATCATACTTATAAATTATATCTTTGTACTTGCCTTCGGCTAACTTTATACAACTAAAGTCTTCACCATCTTTTTGAGCAAAGATATATCTTTTATTCGTCTGATTCTTCTGTTCCGTAACTAAATTTTCGTTTTGCTTGGACATCTATTTTATCTAATACCTCTTTTGTAAAATATTTTTCAGGATTATCATTGATGTTCTTACCAAAGACTTTAACACCATCTGGCATTTCGTATCTTGTAGATACTTTCTTAAAGATACCAGCTTCTTCAGCAAGTTCAATAAGACCATAGTATTTGTCTAAGCCTCTTTTGTAAGTTAGTTTTACATCTATTTTTGCGTTTTCTTTTGTTAACCTTGATTTATAATTTTTACAATGTATAATGTTACCAATAATTTCAGTACCATCTTTTTCTTTTCTTTTAGATAGATAGATAATTGATGAAGCAGCATATTTTAAACCACTTCCTCCACCCATTTCTTTTTGAGGGAACATTGAACCTATAACATCATATGTATGGTTGGTCATAATCATTGGTACATTTGCTTTACCAAGTTTCAATGTCAATACTCTAAATGTTGATTTGACAATTTGCGATCTTGTCATATCTCTTGTTTCTTTACCAGCAGCAGTATCTTCCATTTCTTTTGTGGTTGATAACATACCTAAACTGTCTAACACAAATAGCAAAGGTTTTCTTTCTTTTAATGGTTGTTCGATATATTTGTCTAAAATTTTTATAGATTGACTTCTAAATTCTTGTACTGTTGAAACTGGAACAACAACCATTCTTTTCGAATCAATGCCTCTAGTTTCAATCATGTCTTTTGAGATTGCGCTTTCTGATTCAAAATAGATAACACCAGCTTCTTTATCTTTATCTAAAAATGCTTTACAAATACCTAAAGCAAAAAATGTTTTACCTGTTGCTGCCTCACCTGCGATAGCAGTAATCTTGTTCCCTGGCATACCTCCATAGATACTACCAGATAATAATGCGTTAAATGAATATGAACCTGTGTCTATAAAACTTGTCACATCAGCGCTGTCTATTCCATCGCTAACTAAACCGGCATATTCGTTACCAGTTTCTTTGATTATATCTTTTAAAAAATTACTCATATTCAATCTCCTTAGTTGTGTTATAATATATCATACTTATATCTATTTGTCAATGCTAATAAATATTTATTTCTTTAGAGCAATGGCTCCCATAAAATTAAAGTTCTGCCAAAAGTTATGTACTTCAAATCCTGCAGTATTTAACATTTCATATAATTCTGTTTTACTATTTAACTTCATCATATGTCTTAACTGTACTTCTTTATCTAGTATTTCTTTATCACTAAAATTTTTTCTTTTATAGTCATAAAAAGTAAAGGTCATCATATCTTGTATTCTAGGGTTACAACTAAAAGTTTTTTCACTAAAGATGAATGCGCCACCTGTATTTAAACCACTATGTATTTTATTAATTATATCTTGTCTATCTTTTGGCGACATAAACTGTAATGTAAATATAGAAGTCACTAAAGAACAATTTTGAAAATTATAATCTCTTACATCTCCTCTGAAATAACTTAATTGTTCATGTTTATTCTCATCAAAAGTATAATCACCATAGAAATCATCTTCTATTTCAATACCAGTGTACTGTGCATTAGGTATGTGTTCGTTATTTTGTTCTATCATACCTTTTAATAACTTACCGGTAGAACAACCTATATCAACAACTTGTGTATAATCTTCAATAAAATATTTTGATAGTGTAAGTATGTCTCCCCATAAGTGACTATAACCTCGGATTGACTTATCTATATGATTATCAAATCCTTCGTTTTCTGTTGCAAATGTAAATTTAGTCATTATATATCTCTTTATATGGTTTTAATACTTTGTTATAAACACTTTCAGCAAGTGCCTTCATCATTAACGGTGGTACCATACGCCCTATACGTTCTGATTGTTTTATATGTTTTCCTGTCAATTTAAAGTCTTCAGGTAATGACATAATTCTTTTTAATTCTTTAATAGTAAATTTTCTATTTTCTGTTGGGTGACAAGTACCAGCAACACCTGGAAGATTACCCATAGCTGTTATTGTTGGACAAGGTTTATTTCTACTAGTTCTCTTTAAGTTAAAGTGATGACCTTTATCGTGGTAATCCATACCACTTAAAACTTTCTCAGGATCTTTTGGCATTTTGGCCAAAGTTTTACCTACTGCTTTATCTGGACCTAAAGCCTTGTTTAAGTATTCTATTTCCTCTGGGTCTTGATTAACAATATCATTAATGGCTTCACCCAATGTAGTTCTAAAATTATTCTTATCAGGATACAATTGATACATTGTCATAAAATTAATACCTACTTTCTCTGCTACATCTTCTCTTACCGCAATAAAGAAAGTTCTTCTACGAGATTGTGGAACACCAAAGTAACTTGCGTCTAATACATCAGCAACAACAAGATAACCAAGTTCTTCAAATCTATTTTGAATTTTATGGAAATATTCTTTTGCTTCTCCCATTGTCAAACCCTCAACATTTTCTCCAATAATAACTTTTGGTTTAATTTCATTTGCCACTCTTAAAAATTCAAAAAATAAATCTTCAACGTTTTCTACACCCTTAATATCTGAATATTGTTTTGTTTTACCAAACGCAGCTGCATGAGTTCTACCTGCACCATGAGATACTGAACCTGCCATACTGAACGCCGAACACGGAGGAGAACCATCTAGTAAATCTAGTTCACCTGGTTTCATATTAATTTTTTCTAAAAAATCTTTGCCAGTTAGTTTTTTAATATCATCAGGAATAATAATAGTATCTGGATAGTTTTCTTTATAAGTTTTTTGAGCTTCTTCTACAAATTCATTTACTGCTAGTATCTTTCCACCAGCTAGACGATAACCTGTTGAGGAACCACCGCCACCAGCAAATGTAGATAGAACATTAAACAATGCTCGTTTCTCTCCATCTAATACGTCTTGTAATTTATATCTTTTATATTCGTTCATTTGTAAATACTATATCATACTTTGTCATGCTTGTCAACCTCATTTCCCCAAGAATCCCAATTATCTCGTGTATTACGAGCAAATAGTTCTACGTAAGGACCACTTAACATAGTTTCTATATGTTTGTACACAATATCTGGTTTTCTACTATGTTCTCTACGTTCAGACACTACTAATTGTGGTGTACTCATATTTAGCCTTTTTGGTTTACCTCTAGTTGCTAGTAAACACATTTCAGGATTTGATCTAGTCCAATATCCTAAACCAGTAAAAAATCCTAAAGACTTTCTATTAGTTTTTGCCCAAGTAAATCCAACTGTTTTATACTTAAATCCCCAAGCATCTATAACCTTAAACGCTTGATCTAGTAGTGGATCAACCACCCACATTAATAAGACTGCATCGTCTTTAGCAAGGTTATTAACAGGTAACTTACAAATGTCATCAATTGACATACAAGGATAGTGTTGATTAGCATTCTTTCCTTCACCCTTTTTGCTATAGCTTTTAAAATACCATGGCGGGTCTGCATAGATTACTCCAAATTTGTTTGTTGTATCAAGTTTCATAATTTAAAAGTATGTATTTAAAAAGTAATATTATTATTAAAAATCTAGGAATGCTCCAATTAGAGTTATGTGCTAGTAAGCATCCTGTAGCAAAACCCCAATGAATAGAAATAAATGTCATAACTGTAGATGTTATCATGTAAAGAAACTTTCCAAACTTGCCTTTTTTTCATAAGTCCATCCAATTGAATTTAAAATAAAACTTAATGGATCTAAAAATGTTTTTTGAAACTGTATTTCATAGTCAATGTATTTTTGTAATTCAAATTCTTTTGGTAGTTTAGTTATGTAACTTATAACATCAAACTTAAATGGATTAGCTTCAATTAATTTAATAAACTTAATCTTATCACCTTCTTGTATCAGAGGATACTTTCTACTTAATTTAAATTGTTTTATTTGATGATTATATATCAAAGCACCTTTAACGTGTATTGGTGTTCCTTTAATAAACACATTGTTAGCATGTCTATATTTAGCAAGATTATTACAAGACCTTGGAAAAGATATTTGTTCTGCTGTCATATTAAAAAATTCATCTCTAAATTTAGTTACAAATGTTTGTAGAGTAACTTCATCTTTAGTCATAATTATATTGATTGCTTCTTTAATTTTACCTCTACATACTTCAGGTGTAGATGATTTAACAGCTTCAATACCCATAATCTTTAGTTTAGGTTGGTCATATGTAATACCTTCTTCATCTAATACATTTAACATATATCTTTTTTTAGCAGTCCATATACCTTTATCAGCAATTACTTCTCGTTTCATTATCATCTTTTGAGCAATAGCATTTGTGTACTCAGCAAGTTCTTCAAACTTCTTATCAATAAACGGTTCAATTCTACTTTCAACAACCTTATTTAAAAACTTTAATGTTTCAGATTTTGATTT